GTGATCGAAGCTTATGTTCTTCTAAACCCAGATAAATTTACGGAAATTTACAACGATAGATTGCTGAAAAAGTATCTGACTGCGCTAATCAAAAGACAATGGGGAATGAATATGGCTAAATTTGGTGGAGTTGTTCTGCCAGGTGGAGTCACTCTTCGAGGTCCAGAGATCGTAATAGAAGCTCAGAACGAAATTGCTCTCATCGAACAACAGATTCAGCTAGAGTACGAACTCCCCATAAATTTCATGATTGGTTAATATGGCAAAGAATCCCTACTTCAAAGATTACTCAGGTGAGCAAAATATGATTGAAGATCTCTCTATAGAGATCATCAAAACTATGGGTAGGGATATGCTTTACATTCCTCGTGAGCAGTATAACAAAAATATTGAATTTGGAGAAGCTCAATATAGATTTAGTAAATCTTTTCCTTTAGAAATGTATATTCAATCTGTTTCTGGTTTCGAGGGAGAGGGAGATATTATCTCAAAATTTGGATTAGAAGTAAGAGATAAGATTACTCTCATTATTTCTAAGAAAAGATTTAATAACGAAATAGCAGAAAAGTATGATGGAATAACAAGACCAAGAGAAGGTGATTTAATTTATTTTCCTCTCACTAATGGCTTGTTTGAAATTAACTTCGTCGAACACGAAAATCCTTTTTATCAAGCAGGTAAGCTATACACATACTCACTAATCTGCGAACTAACTACACCAGAAGATGGTGATGAGTTTGCAATAGGAGAGACTGATGTTGATATTGTAGTAACACAAAATAGAGCAGAAGTAGATCTGTTTAGCATATCTACTCAAATTTCTACTAGTAAAATTTTCTACGATGGAGAAATGGTATATCAGGTGAAAGGAATCACTGGTGCTACTGGCGGTACATATGCAAATGCAACGGCAGAAGCTCATTGTGTTAAATTCTATCCAACAAGTATTACAATGGGTACGATGGAAGTATATGGAATTAGTGGTTCGTTCCTATACAACTCACAAAGTATTCGAGGAAAAGAGTCTGGTGCAGAATATTATGTTACAGGTATAACTGGAACTAATCTCATAATTCCAATATCTCCAATAGATTCTCTTTCCACTGGTGATAATGAATCGATTAAATATACTGAAGATTCACTTGATGTATACAACTTTACCGATATTGATCCATTTTCTGAAGGAATATACTAATGTTTCAATACTTCTATAATCAAACATTAAGAAAATTAACATTAGCGTTTGGTGGATTGTTTGATGAAATTTATATTTCAAAGGACACATCAGATGGCAAAATAGAAAGAACAAGAGTTCCTCTTACATATTCTGGTAAAGAAAAATTTATTAGAAGAATTAACGAAGCAAGTTCTATTTCTAGTAATGTTAAAATTGAAACTTTGCTTCCTAAAATGGCATTTGAGATGACAACTCTTCAATATGATCCCACTAGAAAAACAAACAAAATAAACAAAAAGTTTAAGAGTTCATTAGTAAACGGAAAAACTTATACACAACAAGCATATTCAGAAGTTCCATATAATGTGCAATTTTCTTTATATTGTTTTACAAGAACCGTCGATGATAATCTACAAATAATGGAACAAATACTTCCATACTTCTCTCCTGAATTTATAGTTACTCTTAAAATGAATGAAGTAGACACTAATGTTGATGTTCCAATAATACTCAATACAACAAACATGACAGAACAGTATGAGGGAGATATGACAACAAGAAGATCTGTTATTTCTTCTTTCTCATTCACTGCTAAAGCACACATATTCAGTAGAGTAAGTGACTTTGGGATTATTAAAGAAATTGATATTAATCTGTTGGAGGATAATACGCTATGAAAGAAAACATTCCAAAAGTATTTGATACTATATCCGAAAGTCTTGGAGTTGACTTTTCTGCTCCAAAGAAAGAATTAAGACAAGTAAAAGTAGCAGAGGGAATTCCTGCAGACAAAAGAATGGATACTGATTTTGAATATGCAAGACTTAATCTGAAAGAATTAATAGACAAGGGTAAAGATAGTCTAGAGAATGCAATATCATTGGCAGAAAGCCTAGATTCTCCTCGTGGATTTGAAGTTGTTTCCAACTTTGCGAAACAGCTAGCTGAGATGAACAAAGATCTAATGGGTTTGTATCAGCAAAAGAAAGAGATTGAAAAAGAAAAAATCACAGTGAATAATAACACAACAAATGCGATATATGTTGGTTCTACGAGTGATCTGCAAGACCTTGTAAATCAAAGTCGAAGCAGAAGAAAGGCATTGGATAATAATGAGGAACAACAACCAAAGTAAAAGTTATCTTGGTAATCCCAATCTAAAGGGACCTGGTGTAAAAATTGAATTCACCAAGGAACAAGTTGAAGAATATGTTAAGTGTGCAAATGATCCAATTTATTTTATCAAGCATTATATAAAAATTGTAACTCTAGACAAGGGACTTGTTCCCTTTGAGTTATATGATTATCAAGAAGATATTGTTAGTAAGATACACAACAATCGATATGTAATTGCTAAGCTTCCAAGACAGTCCGGAAAGTCTACCACAGTTATTGCGTATATTCTTCACTACATTCTGTTTAATCAAAATATGAGTGTTGCTATTCTAGCGAATAAGCAAACAACTGCTAGAGAAATGTTATCTCGTCTAAAGTTGGCATATGAATATTTGCCAACATGGCTGCAGCAAGGAATTTTGGAGTGGAATAAAGGATCAATTCAATTAGAGAATGGTTCTAAGATTCTTGCATCATCTACCTCTGCATCTGCAGTCCGTGGTGGTTCTTATAACATGTTGTTCCTCGATGAGTTTGCATTCGTTCCGGGAAATATCGCAGAAGAGTTCTTTAGTTCAGTGTTCCCTACAATCACTTCCGGTGTGAGTACTAAAGTGCTGCTGATCTCCACGCCAAATGGTTTGAACATGTTTTATAAACTATGGAAGGGTGCCACAAAGAAAGAAGGAGATCCAGGCAAGAATGAATACATTCCGATAGAAGTACATTGGACGAAGGTTCCAACCACTTCGGGTGGTATGCTTAGAGATGAAAAATGGAAAGAGGAGATGATCAAACAGACATCGGAAAAACAATTCGAGTCTGAGTTTGAGTGTAACTTCTTAGGATCTTCTAATACTTTAATATCAACTTCTAAACTAAATGTAATGGCATGGAAAGAACCTCTATATTTAACAAGAGAGGGTCTTACTGTATACGAAGAACCAATAGAAGATCATTTATATTTTATCACGGTTGACACCGCAAGAGGACAGGGAAAAGACTATAGCGCATTCTCGGTAATCGACGCAACCGCATCTCCGTATCGGTTGGTGTGTAAGTTTAGGAATAATCTGATATCCCCCATGCTTTTTCCTACAGTCATAGAAAAAGCCGGATACAAATATAACAAAGCATATCTGTTCATTGAGATTAACGATATCGGTGGACAGGTTGCAGATATTCTACATTCTGATCTTGAGTATGAGCATGTCCTGATGTCTTCTATGAAGGGTAGGAAGGGTCAGGTTGTCACCGGAGGGTTCGGTAGGGGTGAAAGCACCTTTGGTATCAGAACCACCAGTCAGGTTAAAAGAATTGGGTGTTCGGTTCTCAAAAACCTAATAGAACAGGATAAGTTACTGTTGGAAGACTATGACATTCTGACAGAGCTAATGTCGTTTGTTAGCAAGTCTCAAAGCTTTGCTGCAGAAGATGGACACACAGACGATCTTGTCATGTCTCTGGTGATGTTTGCATGGCTTTCTTGTCAGCCATATTTTAAAGAATTGACGAATTTGGATACTCGACTTGCTCTATATAAAAACGAGATACAACAGCTCGAAGAAGATTTGGCTCCGTTTGGGTTTCTTACTACTCACGACGAGGACAGTATGAAGACATTTACCGACGGAAATGACTTGTGGAACGTAGATTCTTCTAAAAATCTATTTTGATAAATAACCCTAGAGCAAACCACATCTCTAGGAGAATAAAAAAATGGCAGTAAGACCAAATGTTACAGTAAGCGTAGTTGACAATTCATTCATAGTTGCGACTGGAGAAGATTCTGGAAGCCATGTTTCTGCAATATATAACACTGGCTTATCCGGTGATAATTTAGTTGATATATTCGGAGTAACTTTGGATAGGTCAAATAAGTACATGACAATAGAATCTGCTGGTGCTTGGGTTTCTAAACTCAATGGAACCACTTTATATGGTGGTGTGAGCGGATCAGGTCCAACTGGTTCTTGGAAAACTGACTGGTACTCTGCATATAATTACCTTCTCTATGGTGGTTTGTTGCGAATTACCAACGATTCCACTGCTCTATATGACGAAAATATAGTTTTAGATTCTGTATTCACCTCGAATATAAGCGCAGCTCAAGTTAATTGGGTGTCTGCTATGTGTACTCAAAGAACTGATTTAGTTGGTATTGTTGGTGTAACTTATGAGGGTTACACCGGTGGAAGTGTTCCATCTGGATTAGCTTCAGCTGGAT